ATACGCTGCACGCGGTAGCGGGTTTCCGTCGACATCGGTGTGGTGCGACCGCTTTCTAGGTTGTCGATGCGCATACTCAGATTGTTCACTGTCGCCCAACCGATGCCGATCGCAATACAGAACCCTCCTACCCCAAACACCCAACCGATCACCATACTGGCAGAGACGGTCAGCCGAGAAAAACTCGCAGTATCCTCGTCACCGTTGGGCACCTCATTGAGCCGGCGTCGTGTGCATCGGCGCGGTTCCTTCCGGCCAACACTCCTGTTGGAAATGCCCCGAGCCGCCGATACCGGAGATCGTCGTGCCGATCTGCGCGTCGATCTGGGTGTGACAGTTTTGCTTCACGTCTTCGAGAAGTTTCTGCCAGTCGGCACTGGTCGTGCAGCCGCTAAGAAGTAGGACTGTGAAGATCAGCGTGCGCCGCATCGATCTGCTCCGGTGTGTCTTTGATCAAGTAGCCGAACATCGTGTTGAACACCACCGACACGGCAGACACCAGCTCTGCGGTGGGGTGATAGTTCGGAAAAGCCGCCGCCATGATCGACCAGAAGATGACGGCGATCGCACCCGCCAGCGCAACCCAGTTGGTCGAGCGCGAGTTCATCTCAGTCTAAGCTGCGGCACGCCAACATAACCAGTGAGGGGGCCGAGCAGCACGAACACCGTCAGCAGCACCAGCACCACCAGCGCAACTTTGTTAAACGGCTCGGGCAGGCCAATCTTGCCGATTGCCCAGTACAGGATGTAAAGCACCAAGCCCCAGACGATCAAATAGACGAGCAAACCGACGACATCCATCACGCGACTCCTCTTGGTCCCATCCGTTGCAGTGCGTTCGCGACGTGCTCCTGGCCGATCCCCTGACCGATGTTTTTAAGCCCTTCGGTCGCTTGCAAATTGGACTGTTGTTCGGCGGCGGCGATCTTCGCGTCGTTTCTGACCTTTCTGAGCGCCTTGATTTGCTGTTCCGAGCGTAAAACGATCGCCGGCACACCCAATAGGTCGGCTTTGTAACGCTGAAGGTTGTCCAGATCGACGATATCCATCGCTTCCTCGACGCCGGACGACTTCAGCGCGAGCGCATCGCCGGCAAACCGGTCGATTGAGTCGAGTTCCGTCGCTTTTGCGGCCAACGCCATCGGCCCGACGTAGTCTACGGAGACTTTTTTGCCTATCAGCTCGGCCGGCGGCGGAAGAAAGGCTTTTTTCCGGTACATGATGCCGAAAAGTCGGTTCACCAGGCCGTTTAACACGTCCGCTTGCAGCTGCACTACGGTCGGACCTAGGCTACGATAGATTTGTTCGACTCGTTTGGCGACTTCAAACGCCGTCATCTCGCCAACAGCTTCACGAGGGGGGAGTTCCAGAGAGTGATACTTGAAAATGTCCCGTATCTGGAACCGTTTGTCCTCCAACTGGATCATGTGGTGGTTCAAGTCCGGCTTCATGTCCCAGACTTCGGAGTTGTTCAGGTCGCGGACGACCGTGATCCCCTTCGATGTAAAGTTAGCGTCGCCGACGATGTTGTTGGCGGTGGTCTTGATTGGTGGGTCAATGACCTTAGCCCACGCCGCCAGCTCCAGACGCTCTGCCTCATTGACGGTTCGCACCGTGGGCAACGCGCGCTCGCCGGGGCCGTAGCCCATGATGTCGTCCGACTTTTTCCGCCACCGGCCGACGAACACGGCCTGCTCGTACGTGCCATCCTCCGCAACTATTTCTTTGGTATCAAAACAGATCCAGACCTCCGCGAACGGGCGTTCTTGCGGCAGGAGCGGGCCGTTGGGCCTTGTTTCGAGGTGACGTGGATAACGGCAGACAAGCGCGGGCAGAATTTTGTCGGGGTCCTCGCCCATCAGGTCGCGGGCTTTCTGGGGGGCTTGCTCACCAAACTGGACGATCCACTGTTCGGCCGTCATGTCGAACTTGTGGTACACCTGATCGATGACCCCCTTGACGGATTCGGCGAGGCCGACTGAGCCTAAGTGGATCGAGCGGAACAGAAAGCCCCGGAACTGATCTTCCGGGTCGTCCTCGTACTCTTTCGGCCGTTCTTCAGCGGCGAAGCTGGCGGTGCCGAACGCACCGATGTCGAGATAGAACTGCCCCATCACCATGTCAAAGTTGGAGTCGGTGACGGCCTCACGAATGCGCAGCTCGCAGTCGTCGAGCCACTCACGCGCCGCGTCGTTCTTGTTGATCTCGTCGTCCTTGAACCGGAGATGAAACCAGGCGGTAGCGGGGTTGGTCAGGGCTTCGTGTAAACGGTTCGACAGGCGGTCGTTGGCTTCAAGGGCAGTCGAGTCGTAGATGCGGGACGACACGTCGGTGCCGGGCGACAGCCGGGCGGTCATGCCGGATCGCTGCGCCGGCATGATGTAGTACGCGATCTCGTTGTAGCGGTTGCGCCACTGACCGAGCAGGGCCCAGCGGTGGTTGTAGATCTTGATCAGCCGTTCGGCCGAATAGTTGAGCTTCACACACTCCCCCTGTAGCGCGGCGCGCCGCCGTAGCGTCCCACATTCTCGCCCACCATGCGAGCAGGACGCATGAGCCGGTAACGAAGGGCGTCCATGACGTGGTCGTTTTGTTTAACCACTTTGCCATTCTCGTCTCTGCGATAAATGCGGAACTCGCTGAAGAAGTCCGACAGGTGACGAAACACTTTCAGCCTGCGGGTGGACAGTCGATCCCACACCGCCGCGATGCCCGCCTCAACGGCGTTGTCAGCGGGGTTTAAGTTGAGTCCCAGCTCCTGGTACAGCGCGAGCAGCTGCTCGCCGTCCTTCTGCGAGCGCGCTCGAGCAGAGGGATCGATCTCGCCCTCCATCCAATCGCCTCTGGCACGGATCGCGGCGGCGTGAATGGTCGGCTCGGCCTTGGGGTATTTGTACACGTCGTAGACGTACATGATGTCCGAGTCGAGGTCGTGCGCGATCCACAGCGCGGCGGTCCAGTTCCAACCCACGTCCATGCCGTAGCCCCTGGGCCAATAGTTCGGCAGCAGGATCGGGTCACAGGCGACCTCGCGCTCATCGACCGGGTAGATCGCCCCCGAGCCGAGCATCGGGACGCCCTTGGTTCTGGCGTCCACCTGATGCGGCGGGATGGAGCGAAGGAGTTCTTTCTTCTCCGCGTCCGAGATGTGCGGCACGTCATCCCAGCCGGCGTTGACGACGTAGGTCATCCCATCAAGTCGCGCAGTTGATCCGCGCCACTGTCGTGGTCGGCCGGGGTCGTGTCAATCAGCGGAGTGTTCGCCAGGAAGTGCATCGCGACCTCTGACAAGCCCAGCAGGGGGGTGAACGTCACCATCATCGAGCCCCAGTCGGCACCCGATGGGGTGGTGGCCGCGAGACGGAGCAGACACTCCGAATAGATCGACATGGGGGGCTCCTCGTCGAGCCAGATGAGGTCAATCTTCGTCCCCTGGAACGACTTGCGCCCCTGCTCGTAGCTCTTGAGCAGCAGGGTGGACGTACCGCCGGAGGCGTGGCGGATGCGCGCGGACTCGATCGCATCAGCCGAGCCGCGACGGTACACGACACGGTCGATGTACTCGGCGCGAATGAGCCCGGTGCCCGGCTGGCCCGGCTCGCCGAACAAGAACGGCTGGATGATCTCCCTAACAGTCTCGTTAGTGTCGCCGCCGGCCCAGGCTCTAATGTGGGCGGGGTAACGGCGGCCCTCCCACCACGGGGGGTAGTCGCCGGTTAAATGACAGGTTAGTTCGTAGCCGCCGCCGCTAGAGGACTTGCCGACGCGGTTGGCGGCCATGAACGCGCGTTCGCGCTCAGTAAGGCCTGCGCGAAAGAACTCCATGTGTTTCTTGTACAGCTCGCGTCTGAGCGGTCCCGTTGGCGGGAATAGCTCGTCGATCCGGTTCTGGCGTATTGTCTGGGCGTACTCACTCAACAACTCCGACAAGGTCGCGTCTGTTTTCGCGATCTCTAACAACGCGCTCGACATACGCGGTGATGTCACGCTCGATCTCCTCCGGTCGTCTGCGCTGGGTGGTGTCGTTGATCTCGACCTGCTTGAGCTTGGAGTGACAGTACGGCGCTGCCGCGATCGCGCAGGTGATCTGCTCGTCCCTGGTCGAGTTCGGATCGGTCGCGAAGTCCATCAGGATCTCCAGCGGGGTGGTGCTGTACTTCTCCAGCACCTCGAACCGGTTGGAGATCTTCTTACGCAGCGGCAGCAGATTCGGATTCATCGATCCACACAGCGGGCTTGGGGGACGCATACGCGCGGATGTTTGCAATCGGCGTGTACGGGTCGAGTTTAACCGTGGCCGGGGCGTGGTTCCATATCACGAGTTCTAACGACTTCGTGAAGGGGCCGTGGATGCGCTGGGGGATCACGTTCAGCCCGTTGACCTCGTTACCGTACAAACCCCAGATCTCAACCGTGATACCGGCGGGCACATCGACATGCACACCACACCTGACCAGGCGGCGCTGGCCGTTCGGAAAGTACAAGCCGTCGTAGGACTGCTCGGCGGCGAACAAAGTGCCTGTGTTCGGACCCGACTTAACGCGCTCGTCAGTGATTCTGAATTTCATTGAGTTCTCCCAGTGTCGTGACTATACACCAGATACCCAAATTACAAATCGCTCCCCGGAGATGTGTTCCCCGCGCGATCGTCGTGCGGTCCCGCCCCCTGCCCCCCTCTCTTTTGATGATAGCGAGAACTGTTTTAGGATTTTATCGAGCAGGTTAAACACAACGGTTAAACTACGTTGAACCAACGGTAACAAGTGCCGAACAGCGATCCAGTTAACCTGTGCAGGATTGCTCTCGTATGTGTTGGTTTACGCTAAGGGCTCAAAGCCACGTATTCCGTGGCCGGGGGGGGCAATGTGTGCGGGATGATTCGATAAACGCCAAGTTTGTTTTATATAAGAGAAAAAACTACTGTATATCCGTACATATATCTCTCTTAAAAAATTTCTTGTTATAGAAAACACAGAACATCTAACACAAACACCCGCCCCGCGCCCCGCCGTTACTGGGCCCGAGGGGTGTGCGCGTAATGTGTCGGTAACTAATAACTACACTATCAGACAAACGGTACTTGACAGTTAAACAGTAAGTACTACACTTGCTCCCGCAAGACCAACCAACCGAGGAAGCGAAAAATGCAAGACCGAGAGAGATGGCTCAACACCGCAGCCGAATTAATACAGTCGGAAGTGTTCACGCCGGCAGTCGTGCCGGTACTATCAAACCCCTATCGGATAGCCTGTGGATTCCCAAAGG